ACATAATGTCGTCAGGATTGTTGATGCGCTTCAGGTTGCGCTTAGATGTCATGGCAATTCGCTGGACTTGCGGGGCAGGCTCCGTGCCAAACTCAGGTGCTAGTTCGCACGCCAAGTTATAGCGGAACGCACGCAGATAGCCGGGCGGAAAATGCAGAACTGTGTCGAGCGTCGCGGGCTGCGTCAGTTCTTCTACCGAAATGAAATGCCATTCCAGCGCACGCGTAGGGCGCGGATAGATGTACATCTCAATGTCAGGGTACGTCATGTTAGTGAAGATAACCTGCGGGTACGTAGACGTTACAGTCTTAACGGCGATGCCGTTGTACTGCTGCTGGTTAATAAATTTGATGCCGTAGCTGACGCCGGTGCCGGGGTCTTTGAAATACGTAGCGTCATCCAGCAGCACAGGGCGGTTGCCGACAAAGTTGCCGGAAGGCCCAAGCGTGCGCGATAGTTCGCCGGCAGGCCATGTGAAGACTTGGTCTTGCGTAGAAAAAACGGACAGGCGCTCTGTGTTCCAGCTATCAATCATCTGGTTCATGGCGCGCAGGGCGTCCTGCGACGTATCAGCCGAGGGAGTTTCGCCTTCCGCTAGAACGCCTAGAAGCCTAAGCGATCCGTTGATTATGTCGCCAGCCGTTTCCATCGTTTAGTCTTCCTGCGTTGTGCGGCGGCGGCCAGTGCGCGCCGGCATTTCGTTGGCTATAACAGCTACAGGCGCGTCAGGATAGTATCTTTCCCACCCAAAGTCTTCGTCCGCGCGGGCTTCCTCTTCGGATATAGCAACCTTTGCGCCGTGGATGTCGTGAACAAGATAGATAACGGCCATAGAAACTCCGTAAAATGGACGGCCCGAAAGCCGTCCAGATTAGTTATACGCAGTGGATGATTGCAAAGTTAATCACTACAGCTTCTGACAGCGAGCCGCCAGAAATGTTGCGTAGGCTGATGCTGACAGAGCCAGCACTCAAACTGTTTGCAAACACGTTGTACGATCCGGGGGTCGCTTGACCACCAGAAATAGTCAGAATAACAGTGTCATTTGCAGAAATGAAGCTGTTGTTCAGCGTGAACGTAGCGTTAGTGGCCGTATTTAACGATGCGCCGTCCATAGTAATGCGACCGGCTGGTTTGTTCAGCGTGACCGCAGTCCCTTTGCCCGACGTATTTCCCTGCGTGACTGTGCCTTGTGCTGCGGCAGTGTAGCCGATTTGCTCGTCGGTCAAGAGATATTGTGCGCCAATAATGTCTTGATCGAGGTATGCAACACCAATAGGTTTGTTATTAGGCATTGATTTTCTCCTGAAAAGGATGCCCCGACCGAAGCCGGGGCAAACCTATTAGCCAGCGATGCGGTACAGGTTGTACGTTGTCGCGCTGGTTTTAACAGCACGGAACAGTACGCTGCGCGATGCAACGCCAGTACCAACGCCAACCAGCGTCCAGCCTGTGCCTGCCGTGATGGTAGGTACGCCGGTGCTGGTAGCGATCAAAGCAAAGTCAAACGACGAGTTTACTTTTGCGCTGCTGATGTCAGCATTAACAACGCTAACAGCAGGAAGCGCGAGGTCTGCCGTGCTGCTTGACGTGTACACAACTGCGCCGCCAGCCAAATCGGCTGTGGTTAGTGTGGCTCCTGCGGTGTACGCAGTAGGGATAGCTGAAGTGCCAAAAGTAACTTCGCCGAGATTGCCGTCACCGACTTGATAGCCGCCGGCACCATTAGGAAGAGTCATGATATAAATCCTTTAAAAAAGTTGGCCCCCGGCGAACCGAGGGCCGTGATTAAATTAGCCCCACATCCGGACGGCCATTTGTGGACGGATCGTGCTGTAACCGTACAGAACGTCAATACGGCAAGGCATACGGTCGTTGTTGATGTCGTACTGACGAACAACGCGCAAGCTGATGCCGTTATGCACCTGACGCGAAGCCATATCTACGCCCTGTGGGAGCAGAAGGTCGGCGGTTGCGAAGGTGATAGCGTCCTTGTGGTATACAAGGTTCTGAGCGTACTGTGTGGATGCTGCGCCGACGAATACAACAGCCTTGCTGTTAGCAGGCAGTGTGTTGACCGTAGCAAGTGCGTGACCAGCCGAGTAGACAGGTGCAACAGTGATGTTGCCTGCGCCAGAAGCGTTGAGCGTGACATCAGCCAAAGCAACGAACTGGAACAACGAACCTGTGCTTTCACGGGTCTGTGGGTTGACTTGGAAGCAGTCAGCAACCGTGAACACGTCACCAGCTTTGACAACAGCAGCGTTACCAGCACCAGTGATGGCGATGGTTGTTGCGCCTTCAGCGGTAACAGCCGCCGAAGTTGTGCCGCCAGTTGCAGTACGCGAACCAGTGGTGAACTGCTTGATGGACTGCGACATATTGATTTCGTCGAAACCAAGTACGCCTGTACCCATCATGCCGTTCTTGAACTGCTTGCTGATCGTGTCGGTTGGGTTGAATAGACCCTTCAAGCCTTCGACCAAGCCAGCGTTAGCTGCTGGGTTGACGGTGGCGTAACGTGGCGACATCACCGCAGCGTTTTCGTTCAGCTTCTGCTGTGCAGCAAGAAGAACTGCCGAAGTGCCGGGAGTTGTGCCGGGCGTGCCGACCGAGTTACCGATGGTTTGGAACGCGTTTGCAACGTCAGCGTCGATGCTGGAAGCAAGCTGCGAGATACGTGGCTTGAGAACGCGCTCTGCGAAATCGTCAAGCTGCATGGTCAATTCAGCAGATGTGAAGTTGACGCCGATGTGCTTCTGGTTGGCAACGGTCAGCGTTGTGAACTGTTCGTTGTCATCCTGTACCTGAAGGGCTGCGCCGTCAGTTACAAGCGCACGGTCTGGAAGACGGATACGCAGGGTTGAGCCAATTTTAGCACCTTCAACAGCGAAGCTATCGTCGTACTGGCGGTTTACGTTACGTGTGAGCACGAGATTGTTCTCCAGAATTTCCAGAGCCTTCCGCGTGATCATGTCAATTGTTAAAATCGAGTTAGACATGGTAATAATCCCAAATTATCTGTTGCGTTGTGCCTCGTACTTTTTGATCTGCCGCATACGTTCTGCTTCGATCCATTCCGACGTACTCATCGACTTGGTCGAACGAGGGTCGGTGGTGTCAAACTGGTTTAACCCAGTAGAACGTGCTGTGACAGGCGCAATCGGAGCCGGGGCGTTTGAAGTTCTTTTGACCGGCGGATTTGAGGACAATGAAGCCTCAAGTTTCCCAATCTCTTTTGCCTGCAAAATTGGCGCTAGGCGGGCGATGCGATCAGCTTCTTTCGGATTTGAGCCGAGATAATATAGAACGTCTGGGCCTGCGTCTGACGCTTGGATGCTTTGCGCCATGAAATCCGTAATCGGAAGGTTGGGATTGTAAGCGACCTGTTCAAAGTCATCATACTTGTCCCGCGCCGCTTCTTCACGGTCATGGTAGGCATCCTGCAATTCAGCTTGCTGCCGTGCGGTTTCCCGCCGCGCCAACAATTCTTCGGCTTTACGTTCGGCCAAAACCTCTGCGTAATCCTCATAAGTCTCAAATTGTTCAGGGGTTATGTCATGCACCGCTTGTTGGCGGGCCTGCATTTCCTCTGCTTTTTGAGCCTGTTCGCGCTCCCATTTGCGCTGTTCTCTTGCGAGGCGCTTGCCGACAATTGCGTCAAGTTCTTCTTGTGTGAAGGACTTATTTGCTTCCTGTTCAGCAGGCGTTTCCGGCGTCGTGTTTTCTACAGGCTCGATTGCTGCCGTGGCTTCGAGTTCTGGCGCGGAGGCATCCGCTACTTCGGGGACTGTATCGTCCATGTTTAACTCCTATGGAGTTCCTGATGTGCCGCACCAGTACGGTTAATGGTCAAACTACAGTAAATTATGTGGCTTGACAATATGCTTAAGTTGGTCCGATGGATGGCGGTGTAGGCCATACGATATTAAAGGGGTCTGTTTGTTCAGTTATGTCGCGCAAGGCTTGACGGTATACAGCCCATGCAGCGGCATCTGCCGGTGCGTCAAGTATTTGCGTCCAATCGCAAGCGGCAAGACGGTAGTTACGTTGATTGCGGATTGCGGTCCATTCTTGTTCCGTGTGCGCGGCAATTTCTTCTTCGGTCATTGGCTCAACGGTCCACGATGGTCGCCAACGGTTATACTCATCTTTAACCAAAACGCTTTCAACAGCTTTTTCAAACACACCAAGTTCCGGCTGGCTGCTAAAATCCCATAGGCCGAAACCAATAGGTTCAAGGTCTTCCGCAACAAAAGGCCACGAAAATTTGACGTGCGGAAACAAAAGCCGAAGGTTATCTTCAGTAATAGCGGAGCCTACCGGCTGCCCGTTTTCCAGTTTAATAAACATCGTCATCAAAGGTTTCCTGTATTCGTAGACGGGAATAACCGAGTGTTTCCGGGCCAAATTATACGGACGGCGCCTTTTGCGCCGGCTGCATTTAATCCGTATGCGAGATATGTAAGTGAGCCAGATGTGAAAGTGATGGTGAGGCCGGGATCGCCAGCCGCTCCGCCGTATTGGCCGCCTGGGCCAGCGTTGCCCGCAGTGGTGCTGTTAGCATTAGTGCCAGCCGTCCCGTTGTTGCCGCCGCTCCCGCCGCCGCCGCCGCCGCCGCCGGTACAGGTTGGACCCCCTACGCCGGGGGTGCCGCCGGCGCCGTTACCGCCTTGGCCTAAAGGTCCAACCCCGCCGCCGCCGCCGCCGCCAGACCGAAAAGAATAGTCATATGGAGGAGGGCTAGCGTCATAATAACCTTTATCGCCGCCGCCGCCGCCCGCGCCGCCTACGCCCGCTATGTTATAC